CAGTGATAACACCTAAAGACCTGAGAGCATGAATTGTCTCATGGTTCATTACCTCAGCTACGGCCTCAAACAATTGGTCTTCGTTCATGTTGGGGTCATAAACCCCGACAGCCAAAGCTATTGTCTTTGTTGTGCCAGCAAAGCTGCCTTCTGCCATGCCATCTATAAAGCCTGTTTCAGCCTCAAGCTTAACGTCACTCATGCCCATTTTAGTGAGCATCTCACGCAGTCGGCTAAATACGTTTGCTTGTTTTGGTGCAAATGAACCAAACTGACTTGGGTCTACATTGGCCTGACCGTCAGTAGATGCTCTTTCACTTGTAGCAGCTCTTTCAGCACGTTCTCTGGCTTCTGTCTCTTGAACGGCCTTGAATAGCGCATCAGATTCAGCCCTAAGCTTGTCCCGTTCCATCTCTTTTAGGTAAAGGTCAGCTTCCACTTGGGCCGCATTGTCAGCAGTGTCTACTGCTTCTGGGTTCTGATATGTGGCCTTGTTGTCATCAGATATAATGCCACGACGAACCATCTCAGACTTAACCTCAGCAAGTGCCGTGGTTGTTGATCTGTTACTGGGCCTAGAGCCTGTGGTAACTTTTTGGTTCGGTTTGGTTCCAACCTTCTCCAAGGCTTCTTTAATTGCCTTCGGGGAAAACTTGCCCAAGCTCTTAACGCTATCTACAGCGGCGTCAAATGCGCGTTGATCGTAACCACCCTTCTTCTGAGTTCTTGTGCCAAGCTTTCTGTCTTGCTTGCCTCTCATGGCCTTAGATGGCGCACGGGCCACCTTGCCACCGCCAACAGCCATGTCTTGTATCTTCTTAATTATATCTGGTCGGCTATCACCCTTTTGAGCTATCCCAGCCCTTAGCGCCTCAGTCCTAACGGCTTGAGGTAGTTTGGTCGGGTCTTTAATCTTTAACTGAAGCTCTTGAGCCTTAGATACCTTAGCGGTTTCTGCCAATGTATCCACTTCAGCTTGGGCATCTAAAGCAGATTGTTCTTCTGGGGTGACCACTGGGTCAGCGGCAGGATCGGCCACAGGATCGCCGTACAGGCCCTCTGTGGTGGCTTCTCCCTCTCTGGTGACCGCTGGTGACCTTTGGGCCGCAGCTAGGCCACGATCACGCTTAATGGTGTTCTCTGCCTCAAGGGTCTCTATGTCTGCTTCTAGTTCTTTGTCTTTTTGCTGTTGACTTAAATCACCACGGAACGCAGCACCCGCACCGCCCAATCCACCGCCAAGTATGCCGCCAGCGACACCAGCTTCAATGTACTCTTGTAAAGCCTCATCACTTTTTGTTGGGTCCCACTCCAAGCCAGCTTGTTTTCGCTCTATCATCTGCTGGCCTATTTCGGTAAGGCCCTCAGCGGCAACACCAGTAGCCCCAGTTTTTGCTGTTCTTGCAAAAAGACCACCTTTTCCCAACGCTTTGATTGGCTTTAAAACAAGAATAGCGTTTGCCGCTGCCTCAAGTGCAACTTGACCAAAAGTTGATAAAAGTGCCTTTGAAGCATCAACCCTCTCAAGCTCACCTTCTGCAACTTGTCCTTCTTGTCTTTGAATGTTTCCACCAAACAAAAGAGGACCAGATGTTAAGGCTGTTCCCAAGTATGCCCCAAGAGATGTTCCAGCAATCACACCAGCAGGCCCACCAACGAGGCCTAAGGTCCCACCTATGCCGCCGCCAATGTAAGTTCCCGCCGCACTAAGACCGAGTTGTGGTGCCTGTTCAGCGGCAAGTTCCCCAGCAAATCTACCAGCACTTCCAACGTCCTCTACTTCAGAGAAAGTTGTTCTGTCCACCATAGAGCCAAGCTCATTTAAGCGTCCTTCAGCTTTGTCTGTAACGCCTTCGCCAAACTCTTCTATAATGTCAGAGCCTAAACCTTTGCCAGCGTACTCTATTGCTGTGCCGCCGCGAGACTTAATCATCTGATAGCCCTGACGCAGGGCTGTGCGATATGTATTTTCGTCTAGGCCCTCAGGAATATCTACAGTCTCACTTGGTTCACTTGAACCAAAATACTCTTGATAAATCTGAGCGTATGGGGCCTCTTGCTGACCAACATACGCATCTATACGTCCTTGCTCTTCTGGTGTTGGAGTATCACCAGCTATCTCTACAGAATAAGGTGTCTGAGAAAACTTACCTACCGCATTAATTACAGCCATATTTACACCTTATGAAGTTGCAGTTCGCATATCTTGCGTTTTTGGAAGCGCAGCAAGACCAGCTTGCCTTCTGTAGCCCTGAATATCTACAAGATTACTAGTCAGCATAAGTCTTAATGATTTTAAGTAAGCATCGTCTTGTGGTTCTAAACTAACACCATCTGTAGATTTTGCTTCCAATTTTGCAATTTCAGTTGCTATTCTTGCATTGTCTCCTGATAGGCTATTTATCAAAGAAACCATATTGCTTGAAGATAACCCAGATTTACCAGCCTTTGCAGCAGCAGCTTCTATTCCAGCTTGGAACTTCAGTGTCTTGAGCTTCGCAGCATCACTAGCCTGTCGGCTCTTCATAAGACCAGCTATGCCCACCTGACCAGCCTCACCAAGCGCACCGCCTAGTGTTGGCTGTTTGGATGACATAAGGGCCATGCCAGCGTTAGCCAGAGCCATCCACTTATCACTGTCTGCGTTAGCCTCTTGGCTTTTAAGTAGATCAAGGATTTGACTGCTGGCACTGCTACCTGTACCGCCTTTGCCTCCTTTGCCGCCAGAACCTTTATTTTGTGCCGCAATTTGACGCTGTCTCTCCGCTTCAAATGCTGCGTTAGACTGAGAATCTAAAGCAGCCTGTTCATCCATCTCCGTGATGATGCTTGATCCAGAGGCATCTGTATTAACTGCATCTAAATCCCCCTGTGGGCTTACACCAGATTCAACTGAATTAACTGTTGAATTATTTTGATCTTGGCTTGCTGCTATTGATTCATCTGCATCGGTTGGAGTGTCTGATGTAACAAAACCATCTTTCGCCAATCTATCAAGAAACTTTTGTCCTTCGTTTAGGGTTTTTATGTTTTCAGCCCCAACTTCAGGAAAGGTGGCCTCAACAGCCTGATTAACAAATTCAGCCCCACCAAGTAATCCTCTTCCTAGAAGAGCCACAGCATCACCAACCGTATTATCTACAGCCTGTCCAGACTTTATAGCCATCTCTAAAGCGTCACGTTGAGTGGTATATGCCTGTATTTGCTCTGGGGATAAATCTTTATTATTTGCAAGATTACTATTTAAATCAGCTAAAACTTCAGAAGGACTTCTGTATCCAATGTCTTTCTTAACAGATATTGGGCCAGCATCTCCAAACATAGTAGGGTCAGAATCCACCCCACCAAACCCTAAGAAGTTTTCATCTTTTCCTTCAAAAGCAGTTGTTTCTGCATCTCCCTGCCTCATTATATTTGTACGACCTTGAGCGCCACCAATCATAGGCCCATATTCACCTGTCTCTCGCATGGTGGGCTTTTCATAGTAAGGCATAGTTACACTAGGAGATTCTTCATACGTTTGTAGATTGTAACTTTGAAAAGGTGATTGACGCCCAGGGGTATATATATTTCCACCCCCAGCCAATACAGCTTTCGCCCCTTCAACACGATTACCAAAATATCCTATGTCATTTTGAATATTATCACTCAAGATAGTGTCTGAACTGGCAATTGCGGCTCTGTCTGCTGCGTATGGGTCAACAATACTAAATTTTGCCTGTTCATTTGCTAGCCTTTGATCCTCATCTCCATATCCAGATGACTCGCCTGTAATCATCAAGTCATCATTTCTTTTTTGCCTTTCATCAGCAGCCTTATTTTGATCAAGCTGACTTTGAATTATCTCTGAAGTGGACGGGTCATCAAAAAAGAAACCTTGTTCAGTACCTTCGTCACCCTTGGCAAACGCACCACCTAATCCTGCATCCCGAACATCTACATCTGCACTTAAAGCAGACTGAACTTCTCTAGCTTGATCGGCAACAGCCATATCCTGATCAGCAACAGCCATAGCATCATAGTCTTCTGCTGAAAGTAAGTTTCTCTCAACACTAGGAAGTTTGCTTTGCTCATTTATTTGCTGTTGTTGTTCTGCTATGTAATCCTGTAATTCACTGGCTGATGGACCTCTAGGACTTTTACCAGCCGTTACTCTATTGGCATAATCCTCAATGGCCTTGGCTTCAGCTTGTTTGTTTTGTATGGAAATTCCTCTAGCAACACTTTTATCAAGTTCAGGTGATGCAAGGTTTGCATTAAAGTCCATGCCTTGAGGGCCACCACTTAGAATACTAGCCATGTTTTCTCTTTGGCTTTTTAACATGCCACGTTCAGCCATAAGTCTTCTAGAGTTTTCTGCTGCTGCCGCCGCATCCGCAAATCTGCTTTGTTGATCCTGTGCGGCAATAACACTTGCAAAATCTGGGTCTTGATTAATATCAAAAGGCCGCATTCCAGTGGCCTCTTGCTGTAATTGTTTTACAAGCTCATTAGATGCACGAACCCTTCCAGCTTCATCATCCAAACCACGTTGAACAGATGGTTGGTTTAGTTCAATTGCACCTATATTTGGTGGTATAAAGCCACCCGCATTTTTTATGGCATTTTGCTGACGCTGCATATTAAACAAATACTCAGCCTCAGTCATTGGTCGGCCTTCAGCAAGCATTTGCGCCTCTGCGCCACCGCCCATGCTAGATGGTGCTTGTAGACCACCCCTGTTTCTCAGGTATTCGTCTGCCATTATTTTTGTTTTTGATGGGTCGCTTGTATCTGCATTTATTGCATTCAAGTAGTCCATCGCATCTTGAGGTATAACAACATCATCTGCGTAAGGGTCTGGGCTTCTGTCAATCTCGCCCAAGGCAGTTATAGCACTGTCTCTTGCTCTACCTCTAGCGCCCTCTCTTACATTTTCTTGTGCTGGGGTTCTTCCCTCTTTGTAGGCTAAAGCGTTTCTTTTTCGCTCTTCATTAAACGCATTAAGTCTTTCTATTTCAGCAAGACTAGCAGCGGCAGCTTCATCAGAGGTGGCATTAAAAGTTGGATTAACCCTATCAGGGTACGGCCTTTCATCAGCAAGGTTAGGAAAAGCTGAACCAGAAAACGGTCTAACACCTGTTTCTTGATTTCTAATCATATCTGTTGTTGTAGATGGAACCAAACCTGTTGCTAAAGCTTCTTGTCTTAATCTTTCTTTTTCAGCCTTTTCATAGTCATCTGCCATCAAGAGGTCACCCTCTATGTCAGAATCTTGCTGAATGTCATATTCAGAAGGTTCTGCTACAGGAGCGTCCAGTGACTGCACGTCATCAATTACTTGAGATTCTGTGGGCCTACCAGCGGATGTGACTGTCTGGTCATTAGTGGCACCCGTCTCAGCTTGAAGCTCTGCTATTTTTGCAGCTTCCTCAGCCTGTGCAATGTTTTCTTTGCCACGTCTAACCGCAATGTTTAATTGCGCTGGAGCTAGCTTTGTCGCTGTCTCTTGGAATGCCTCTGGTGCATTCTCGTTTGGTATAATTACACCACGACTACGCATACGCTTGAAGAACAATGGCATGGACGATTCAAGCTGTTCCAATGTATTGGCAGTAACGTAACGCCGCTCACCAGCAAAGATTGGGCTATTCTTTGGGAACTCTAAGAAGAAAGCCTTTTCTCTTTTAGTCTTACCGCCACCAGCAGCTAAACTTAGTATGCCGCCACTAGCCATAGGCATTGGTGCCTGTGGTTGTGCTTGACCTTGTGGCTGCATGTTTGGTTCAACTGAACTTTTCGGGGCCATAGCTTGAGCCATCTGCGCCAAACCACCTTGAGGCACACCAGCGGCAGAAACTACATCTTGTGCCACTGTCTTCTGATCAGCGGCACCCCTAGTCTTCATTTCATCACTCATACGTTTACGGCGAGTTATCTCACCAAGTACAAGGAATTGAGGGGCTACACCTTTAGGCTGCTTCATCTCTTGAACTAGCTGTTGCTGAGAGAAGTTCTTCAGGTCATCCTGTACTTGTAATATATTCATCCCATAAGCCCTTTATAGAGACCAAGACCAGATATACCTAGACCCAGTGCTTGCTGTACTGGGTTGTAAGGTGTCAAGCTTGTTGCGGTTGTACTTGGAGTGACAGGTATACCGCGAAGAACACTTGAGTATAGACCTAGTTGTTGCTCTGGGAATGCTTTCTGTTTTAAGAAATCATCATAAGCCAGATCAAGGCCAGCTTGATCCGCTGCCTGTCTACTTTTACCAACTGTCTCAAGGTACTGAGCGTCCTGTATGGCGGCTGCTCTTGACCTATCCTCAAGGCCTGACGCAAAGTCTAACGCACCTTGTTGCCGTGTAAGGTCAGCGACTTCACCAGACTGTATTCTGGCTGCTTCACTCGCGCTAATTCCTTGTGTACGCGCAAGCTCTGCGGCCTTCTGACGTTGAAGGTCCATCTGTGCGCCACGATCCTGCAAGAACATACTTTGAGCATCTTGATAGGCCCTTTGTTGACCCTCTGCTTGTATGCCCATCATTCTATCTAACGCATCATCTTGAGCTAGGCCCTCCATTACGCCCTGACGCGAACCGCCAAAGGCTCCAGCACTTACGGCTCCAGAGGATCGACCAGCTTGCATTTGCTGATAGTCTTTTAAAGCTTCAGACTTTTGCCTTTGAACCACCTCATCCATATATGGAGACATGTACTTTGACACATTATCTCCAGTAAACTCTGTCATAGGGTCGTATTCAAACTGATCAGCAGTGTATGCTTTGTACCCAGAATAAGGATCGGCTAAAGTTTGTGCAGACTTTACGGCAGCGTCAGTTACAGGAGTGCCATCAGCCGCCACCTGACCGATCATGTCATATGCTTTAAATACATCTGGATCAGTCTCAGCTAGCCTTTGGCCCCCGTAGGGCGTGTATGGCTCTAGAGATTGAGCTTCAGCTCTTGCCAAAAGACGTTCAAACTGTGGCTGAACATAGTCTGGAAGATTAGAAGTAGTGTTTGTGCTTGTTGTAGTCACCTGTTGAGGTTGATTAGGTGCTGAACCGCCGCCGCCCTTACCCATTATTCTATCTCCATCTTGTACGCTATGTAGTGTGGCTCCCATCCGTATGCACGGAGCCATCTATCCCAGCCTTTGCGACCATATCCCTCTAGTTGGGTACAGCCATTTTCTTTGGCAAACTTTGTCATAACCTTTTGAGCCTGAGGTAACCATTCACGCATTCTAGAACCTCCAATCCAATCCATAGCCAATGACTTACACTGAGGATATACAACAACTCTAGTTGTTAGTGCTGCTACAACCCTGTCTTCTTCCATTACGACCCAAAGGCCATAAAAGCCACTTTTAATACCTTCACGAACATCGTTCAGTTCAAACCTGCAACCAGCAGTTAATACAGACCTACGCAAAACTCTTGATACATCATTCCAGATAACGTCAACTACGGCAGTAGGTACAGCAGTTAATACTAGGTTATCTAAAAATACATCCTTCATGCATAGCCGCCCATAGCAGCCTTTTTGACAGCTTCAACTGTCTCAGGCTTTCCCTCATTGATGACATCCAAGACATCTTCGCCTAAGGCCTCACTGGTGGGAGCCTTAACAACGTACTCATTGTCTGTAAGAAGGATTTGCTGATCGTCTAAACGGGCTGGCATCATGTCATCAGTGCCAGAACCGTCTGTCGGGCCTTGAACCATGCCACCGTCACCGCCGCTAAGTTTTGCAATGGTTTGATCAAACTCACCAGAGTTTACGCTGGTTACAAGCTGACGTAGCTTTTGCTCACCATGCTGTTGAACAAACATAGCTAAAGCCATTTGAGCCTCTTCGCCCTGTATCATGCCCTTGATGGCCTTAGCCGCCAATACAATGACTTCTTGCTCATTGGGCATTGCAGCTCCCTGAGGGGCCATAGGGGGCGCTGGAGGGGCCATAGGAGCGTTCTGTGGCATCGTTGCTGCCTCAGGTACGCCACCAGCCGCTAACGACACTATACCGCCCCGTGCAAGACGCGCTGCTTGACCCATCATTCTAGGACTAGCCATACGCCGCAACATGCCACCGTCATTGTAATTGTACTTGTATAAGTCATCCGCGCTTTGCGGTGTGCTTATACCGTAGTCAAACTCACCATCATATCCTGGCCTAAAGCTGTCTGGCCTTTTATTTTGTATTCGGGGTATGGGTCTTATTTCCCTGCCATCAAATTTACTTTCTTTTTCTTCCTCAGGAGCGGCACCACCCATACTGTAGTCTGGCATTGCAGCCATGCCGCCTAGGTACTGACCAACACCTGCTGCTGAACTTAACTGGCCTAACCCCCCGCTCATCACACCAGATGGCGCACCTTTTATTCCTGCTAAATTTTTTCCAAATTGCTTGTCATAGTTAAAGCCTTTAAATGGACCAGATTGAAGGCCAGAGTTGGCAGCACCCGAAACTTGCGTACCATAACTTCTCATTGCATCTAGCTGAGGTTGAGTGTAGCCCTTTAAAGGCCCTTGACTTCCAGCTACGTTTCCAAATTCTTTTGCCGTTGTATTAAAAGCATTAGCGCCAAGGTCATTTGCCCCATAGGCACCAGCATTAAATCCATCAGGCCCAAAGCCGCCTCCAGTTAAACCTCCTAGGGCAGCACCACCAAGGTATGAACCTAAGCCTGTCTTTACGCCCTCTTCAAGGTCACCTGTCTGAGCGAACTGACCTAAACCTGCGCCTAGAGAGCCAGCAATGAGTGGATTAGCTAGGAAGCCAGTAGCACCTAGTATACCCGCTGATGCCAAGCCCGATCCAAGCATTCCCGCTAGAAGTGGAAGAACCATGTTATTCTCCTTTGCCGCTCAGGACAGTTTGGTTCAATTGAACCTAAAGTTCATTTAACCGTATCTTTATCACGGCAACGCGTTTCAGTAAATAGTAGCTTTGCTGTCTATTGGAAGGTCTTTAATCACGCAGTACGCAACAACACGATCATCTAAGTGTATGCCATGTGAGCTGTATCTCTTGACCATCTCGCTTGCCACCCTGTTGCAGACATCAATTTTCATAAAGTACATGCCTTCACTTATTAGTGTTCGACCCTCACCGTAGCCAAGGTAAACCATTAAAGCAAAGACATGCATATCAAAGCATCAGCTCAAAATGTGGAGCATCAATGAACGGCCTGCGGGATTGAGACCTACGGGTGTCTATGTATGAGTTCATGGCGTTCTCAGCCGTTCCCTCAAAGGCACCGATATCATCAATGGTCCAAGCAGCGCCCCATCGTAGCTTTACATCACAAGAGGCAGCACCTTCCTTCATGGCGTCAGCAATCTCATCGTAGAGGTTAAGCTCCCAACGACCACCATTGCAGTAAGCCATTAGGTCCACTGCGTTACCATCAAGATGTTTTGACTTCATGGTTTGCGATGCCCCTTTCCTGACCAACTCCTGTTGTTCTGAAAATGTCCTCATGCCGCATATCACGCTGAAGTCTTGCTTGGTGACCCCTATGGCGTACTTCACGACAGTTACCAGCCTTTCGTCTACACCTTGCAGCTTTGAAAGGCTTCCCTTGCTTAATTTGTACCCCACGGTTCAATCCTTTTCTTTCTTAGGCTTTTCATTAATAAGCCTTGTTTGATTTGATATTAAAATCTTTTGCTTCTCTAAGGCAATGAACTGCCTGTCAATCTCGTTTAGTTCAATTGAACCAAAATCAAGAATGTCTATCACATTATCTTTTTCCAAAGAACTTACTCACTGACCTCATTCCTATGCTGGCGCTAACGATCCCACCTAAAGCAATTTGATACCACTGGGGCATGACCTCAAGTGCCGCAAAGCCACGGGCAACTATGTCATTTCCCCAATCTCCACAGAAGGCCAATATCAATGGAATACTGAAAAGAAGGGTTATCCATTCGTCCTTCCATGAGTTTTCGGTGGCCTTCATGGCCTCTAAGTCCCAATCCAACTCACCAGTTAACTGTTTCTTTTTTATCTCAGCCTCAGTCAGTTTGATCTGAGTCTTACCGTCTATAATGGATGTGGCAAGGCCAGTGAGGCTACCTATGAGTTGACCAATCATTTCTCATGCCCCACCCATACAGCAAACGCTCCTGTAAGTGCGCCTGTGACTGTTGCGGTCAGAGCCGTGGCCTGTGTGCTTACAACCTCCTGAGGGAGGCCCATAAACCACTCTATGACGCGAATGTACATGATGGTCATGACCAACATCATCAATCGCGGCATTATCTTCCAAGCTAAAATTTTCTCCATTGCTACCTTCATCAGAAACCTCCTTTAAGGCCGTCTAATATTTCAGACAAACTTGGTCGCTTGTCTTTCTTTTCATAGATACAGCTAAAGACCTTTGGGCATTCAGAAAAGTTTTTAGTTGGATAGTGATACCCCAAGCCGCCAAAACCCGCTGTAAATCTATACACGCAAACTTTTTGACCATTTACGTCTGTAAACCTCTTCCAGAGGTGACACTGAACGTGGGTTGGATTGGCAACCCCTGCTAGCGTTACAGATAATATTAAAGCATTTATCATTGGATAACCAATACAACCAAATAAACGCCGCCACCTAATGTGCCGATTATAGCCATGCACAAGGCGCTAATAGCTATGTTGTTTTGTATCTGACGTTTTGCTTCCATAGCCCTGTATACCGTGTCTTCTCTTTCCTTACGGATTTGCCTACGCATACCAAGCATCTCATCGTATGTGCCTAAACCAAATCTGTAATCCAACATGAACTTAATTTCTTTTTCTTTTTCAAGCAAAGTTTTTTTTCTAATGACAATGTCCATAGCTTCTTGTTCTATGTTGTCAGTGCCGTGAGATACCTTATCAAGCCATGTAGGCTTCTTGCGTTGAGACTCAGCTCTGGTGATGTCTGCAACAGCTCCGTACCAAGCCCCAAGCTGCTTGCTAACATCTTGCATCTCCCTGCCAGCACCAACTAGCATTTTTACGCCTTTGAATGCGGCGTTGGCTGCTGCAAATGCTGTAACAGGGTCTATCATTCACCTTACCTCAAGCTTGTTTAGGTTCAATTGAACCTAAATACATCTTACTTAGGTCACTACAGTAACGATCCCAACTTGGCATGTAGAGGACAGACCTCCAACGTAAGGGCTAAACGAAAGTGGAATCCTGAGAACCCCGTCAACTACAAATACAGAGCCATCCTCAAGTCCAGAATCATTAGTTGGAAGTGATGTGAATACTTGTGTGGAGTTTCTACCTTCGCCTGGGTTTTGCATTTGCTCCATGTACAGGGCGAATGACCTTACAATGTTGTCCATATAGGTTACATTGTAATTTAAAGGCGGCGTACCGAAAAACGGTTTAGGTAAATTTCTAGACATTATCTTCGCCCGTCTGGTCTTACCTCAACGCGAGGTGATCCGAGACGCCAAGTTTCACCTAAGCTTGAAGATTCTATTTTAAACGCAAAACTTCTACCTCTTATTCTGACGTATAGTTGATTTGTAAATTGCTCAACTGTACTTGAAACCTCCTTGGAAACAGGTGCGCTATTAGATTGAAGGTATTCACCACCTGGAAAGTTTCTTGCTTGAACTGTAATGTTTGCAGTTGGTGATGACGCTGTAGAGTTTCTAAATGTAAGGTCTGGGATTATCTTGCTTATAAAAACAAAGTTCTCTCCATCTCCTATGCTCATTTGACTGCTTTCAATATATGCAGATATTGCTGTAGCTGGAGATGTACTTCCATCGTCAAAACCAGATTCATGTGAGTATATGTACTTATCTGTTCCAGTTGCTATAGGAGTTGACGTTATTCCACGGTCATTCCAAGCGGTTCTGGACATAGTTCCGTAATACCATATATTTTGACCGTAATTATAAACAGCATACCTGTCATTATCGGTACTATTTTTTGATGGATAAAACCACCAGACTTCTGAAAAAGAAGTGTTAGCCGCTGCAAAAACTTTAGACCTTTCAACTTGATTAAAGTCGTTAAATACGAAGTCTTTTATGCTGCAAGGTATCTCTTTAACTGAACCGTCATAAGAGTAAAACTCTGATATGCCCATCCAGAACAAAGAATCCTCTACACCAACTGATGAGAATGGACCAGATATAGTAGTGTTGTCTGAGATCATACTTATTCCAAATGTGAACGGCGGTCCTAAAAATTGCATTGCGTAAACAGAGGTATCAGTATGAACTATGATTTGTTGTTTTGTTTCCACCGCACACACTATTTCTGAACCAGAACCCAACCTCAGGTCGCCAGCGGTGTTTGTGCTTAGTGAAGCCCATGTGGTGAGGCTTTCTTGTGAGCTAAACCTTATAAGCATTGGGTCTTGCGTACCTATACTCGTCTGAGCATCACATCCAAAAACAATCGTATGTCTATCTTTGTCTGATACCATTACTTGTTTTGCAATTGTAGGAGCGAAGCCATCTGAACCGCCCAAACTAGAAATAGCTGAGGCTCTTGATCCTAAGCCGTTGGAAAATTGCCAATAGTATATATTGCCGTTGTGTGCATTTATTAATAAGTTTTGACCAAAGTTGTCATGCGTCCAAAAGCCAAGAGAACTTCCAACCGCACTTATATTAGCGGATGAGTTCCATTCGCCTCTACTCCAAGCGCCAGCTCCAAATCCCGTTCCAAGTATAGTTGTATCAAGTCCAGCAAGAACTAAATAATTAAATGTTACTGACCCGCCATTTGATGTGTCTTGAGCTGATGAAAAAACATACTCAGGATTTGTTCCCGTAGATGTTGTTATGTACTGAATTGTTGACAAAGTCCTTGCTTCAATCTGATATGTAGTTCCACTTGTTACAGCGGTCACCTCATATTCTTGATTTATAATGTTAGATACTATATTTCCACCCAAGGAATTTGCACCAGATATTATCACAAACCCACCTAAGGATGGTGAGTGTCCTGAGTGAGTGACCTTTATAGTTGAACTTGATACTGCCGCGCCTCCAGAATGAACCGCCGCTGTTGTCCCTTTCTGCCCCCTGACACAATTAGTAAGGGTGTCTCCAGATACGCCACTATAGGTTATAATTTCAGAATCTATCTTTATAGTGCCTGACGGTGAAAAAGCCGTACCCGCAGTATTGTTGACAAGCTTTATTGATGTGTCAGTTGCAGATACTTGAGTTCCGTGAAGGGTCGTGTGTCTAGCGGTAAACGGGTTTGTAGCAGTATTTGTGCTTTCTATGGGCGTTATGTCATTAAGCGTTCCACCGCTTTCTATGTAGTACTTTTTGTTAGTTCCAATGCCCAGTAACCTAGTTCCGTCCAGAGCAACCCAAGAATGCATTGCTCGACAGCTACCTAAAAATCTTTCTTGGGTGTACCTAGTCCACCCTCCAATCTTCTCTGGAAAGCCAGACCTAAATCTAACCTTATCAACGTCAAACCAACCGCCCTCGTTGCTGTAAGATGTTACTTCTCTATCTACACCTGACTTAAACTGAAGTTTACTCAACGCCATAGAACACCTCTAGAAAAACAATTTAAGGTATATATACTATATATTTTTCAATATGACTACTAAGATTGAGAGACTTAAAAAGGTTCAATTGAACCAAACATCACTCCATACGGTTTAAGATCGCTAGCAGCATTAAGATAGTGGCACCTGATGTACCTATTAGAACGGTCTCAAGACGCTTTATTCTGGTAAAGACCTCTTTAAATTGTATTCTAACTTCTGTTTGCACAGCAATCATATCCCGTTCTAGCGCCGAGACGCGCTCATTCATATCTGACATTATTCACCGTTAGGGTTAAGAAGTAGTTTCACGGTTTACTCCGAGCTTAAACTGTAGCTTTTTTAACGGCATATATCACCTCTGAAAAACTACGCGGAGACACGTTCATTCAAATATTACTCCGATTCTTCAGGTCTTAACTTTTTTGCAGGATCAACCCACGCAGAATTAGCCGACCATGTTGTGCCATCAAACAAATATTTATGGCCCACCCAATCACTAGGCGGTGTAACACCAGTATGCATTGTAGTGTCTCCACTATTACAGTCACCAATAATTAAAGTTTCTGGGCTTCCAATAACAATATTTGTATCTGTTATGTTTACAGCCTCATTGTCTGCAAAAACATAAATAGATATTCCACCTCTTACCAAAGTCTTCATTAGGCTGTTCCTTTCGTTATGAACAACTTGTCAGCCGCTATTGCTTTGCCAAATACGTTATTGCCCCCAAGAACCAGATTGCCGCTTGCAGAGTCATAACCATAAGGCGCACCAATTGATAAACTCGATTGACTTTCATTTACACCACTAACCACAGTAACTTTTCCTGTCGCTCCGCTAGATATTGCCGCCGCTGCGACCCCTATGAAATCAGGGGCAGCAGTGTTTAAAATCCTAGATTGTGCTGACACTGAACCAGACGCTGTATTGTTAGTCGCGTGAAAAACTACCAGCTTGTCATTTGTTGTATCGTAGGCAGCGGCAATTGATCTTAGATAGTCGCCATAAGTATTTGCGCCAACAACTAAAACGGGTACTCCAATGCCACAAGACGTTCCAGCAATAAATACAGGAGCCATTGATAAGCTTCCGTTTTCAGTAATAATAAATGCACGACCCGTATCTGGATCAAATACAGGAAAACGAGCAGAATTAGAGGTAACACTATCGGTTGCGGCAGTTCCAAAAGATGGCGTTGTTCCTGAAATTGTGCAAACAACCGCCTTACAAGTCGTTGCATGATAAATTAATAAAGTTTTGTTAATGCTGCCGCCGCAAAACACACCCACTAATGTATTGCCTGAGATAGAACTTTCTACCGCAACAGGTGTGCCGAAACTTATATTCGTACCGCTTACAGTGCCTACAACTACTCGCCCACCTGCTCCCTTAGAAAGGTACAAAATTTTATTAACATTACTGTCAAATACCATTCCGCCCTGACCTAAAGTTGGGCTGGCATGAGCAACTTCAATGGCTAATGTTTCTGTACCAGCAGACAAGCTATTTCCGCTTACAGTAATTACGCTGGCATAACCATAATATGAACTACTTTTGTAGTTTCTATAGCCAACAACCACTTTTCCTGCATTACTATCAAAACAACAAGTTCCATTGTCGCAATAATTAGCGCCGCCTTGAGCAATAAGCGTATTTACACTGCCCCAAGAAGTGGTTGTTCCACTTACCGTTCCAACATACCCATAAAAAGAACCACTTTTAAAAGAAAAAAAGAGTAGTTTATCTGCGGCAGTGTCATAAACAGAGGAAGTTTCATCATAATTAAATGATGCGATGACAACAGGTGTGCCGAAACTTATACTTGTTCCGCTTACAGTGCCTACCACCGCGCAAGGGTAACCGTTTGTGTTGGTTCTTTCGTAAGTAACAAGAATTTTATTAGTGTCTGGGTCAAAACTAGCATAGGGATCAAGTACCCTGCCTGCCGTATCTACATTTGTAGCCGAATAATAAGAAGACGTCATAACCGACACGGTGCCGTTTGTATTAAGGCCAACTATAGCACCATTTCCTATAGCGCCAGAAGCTACAAATTCCTGCTCACCACCACCACCCCCAGCCGCAGCCCAACTAATATCTGTGCCATCCGAAGTCAGAACGGTAGCCGCGCCACCTTTGGCTAATCTAGCCGTTGCACCAGAGGCGTTTCCGTACAAAATGCTGCCGCGAGTAATAGCATCTAATTGGTTTAATTCAGCCGCAGTGCTTGTGACGCCATCCAAAATGTTTAACTCAGCAGTGGTAGACGTAACGCCGTCCATAATGTTGAGTTCTGCGGTTGTAGCTGTAACGCCGTCAAGAATATTTAATTCAGCCGCAGTGGACGTAACGGCTGTACTGTTAATAGAAAGCGCGTCCGTTTCAAGAGTTCCATCAACATCTACGTTACCGCTAATATCTAATGACGTACCCGTTAAAACACCTGTGACTGTCAACGCGCCCCCAATAGCAGCATCGTCCGTTACAGTAAGGTCATCTCCTACCGTAAGGTCATCCCCTACCGTAATATCACCAGACACATTCAGATTAGTAACGCCCAACGTGCCAATCTCAGCCATTGCTGCGCCAGAACCCGCGCCGTCTGAGTACACGATCTTGGTTTGTCCTGTTGGGATTGTTACGTTGGCCCCAGAGCCTTGCGAGATAATAATGCTTTGAGAGCCGCTTGTGCCGTTCTCAATGTACCATGTTTTACTGATAGAGTTAGGGGCAATTGTAATAGTGCAGGTACTGTCTAGCGTTCCTGTATACTTTAAGTACAGAGAGCGACCCGGATCGGTGGCTCCATCTGCAATTGTTGTAGTATGCGTATCGGCATTGGTGGTAATGCCTTCAGTTCCAAAGCTAAGGGCCTCTGCAATCAACTCTAAATTAGTGTTGGTCGTTGTTCCCCAAGAACCTGACTGTTCGCCATTTCCAATCTCTTCTAGCCGAAGATCGTTGCCATATGTGCTAGCCATGTGAGTTTCCTAAACTAGGTGGGTTGATGTATTTATACTGTGATTGTCTTTAAGCCGCAATCTTTTTTCCTGTTATAAGTATCTAAGCAAATATTGGGGTCCATTGTTCATTGTTGGCTGGTACTATCCTATTCCACACAAAAAAGTCACTTCCAACCTCTCCAGTTGCAGATACACCCGTAACAGCAAAGGCTTGGTTTACACTGACAGCACCTACAGCGCCTGTGCCTGCTACCCCTGTGGCATAGTACCCAAAATCAATAGTCGAAGCGCCCGAAGACCCTGTGCCTGCTACACCAGTAACGGTATGATTAGCTACGCCTGTTATAGTTACAGAGCCAACACCGCCTGTGCCAGACACACCTGTGGCTGGTATATTTGCAGAGCTTTTCTGCGTTATGCTGCCTACCGCGCCAGTGCCAGATACTCCTGTTGCAGTAGTATTAGCCTTGGAGCTTACAGCTACCGAACCAGAAGCACCTGTACCCGATACACCATTTACAGTCTGATTTACGCCGCTGGTATTACTTGTCGTACCTATTGCCCCAGTGCCAACAACCCCTGTTGCTGACTGGTTTACAGAACTCGTTTGAGTTATACTGCCTACTGCGCCTGTACCTGTGACCCCTGTTGCGGGTATGTTAGCCGTTAGGTCTATTGTAACGCTACCTGTCGAGCCTGTACCTACCACACCACTTGTTATGTTGGCGTTAATACCAACTCTAGATGTAGAGGCACCTACTGAACCTGTTCCAGAAACACCCGTTACAGGAATTACTGAGTTTGATGATACAGAGGTTGCACCGACTGACCCAATAGAATTAAGGCCCAGTACCGTAAGATTTCCATCAGACTCAGTTACAACAGTGTTAAGCGCAGATGTGCCGCTAACCCCCGTAGCTGCTATGTTAGCTACGCCCGTAGTGGTCACTGACCCCACGGACCCAGTGCCTGTTATACCTGTAGCAGTTAAGTTTGCGACTCCAGTAACCGTTACAGAGCCAACATTTCCCGTAGATGATAAACCTGTAGCTGCTATGTTAGCAGCGCCAATAATCGTTACAGAGCCTACTGACCCTGTACCCGCTACACCCGTGACAGGTTGAGTAACACCGCTGGTAGTGCTTACGCTACCAACAGCCCCTGTACCCGCTACGCCTGTAACGGATACGCCTACTTGTAAGCTGTTCCAAGAGCCAGAACTCCAACCGCCACGGCCCCAGCCAGAAAAAGGTAGTGGCATGGGTTATCCCTTTACTTAGGCAATGCGGATAATAGCGTTACTCGCGTCTGCGGTTGGCATCACTACTGTAAAGTCACCCGCACTTGCGGCCTTGTCAGAACCGAAATCAAGCACACATACAGTGGGATCACCCGAAGCTGCCTCGTTAAAGATCAACGCTCCGCGAACAGCAGAAATAGACACGTTGCTAAATACAACATTATTCATATCTACAAGAGCTGTTGTACCAGAAGCGACAGGAGTAACTGTAGTTACCGCATTTCCCTTAGCGGTGTAGTTTGTGCCACTAACCTCATTGCCAGAAGTGTACGCAGTAGTCGCAGCCGTAAAGGTTGCGCTATTGGTGTACATCGCCAGCTTAAACACGTTAGACGCCCCTGTGAAATTGTGGACACCCTTCAAAAGCTCTACTTTAAAAGAGGTACACATAAAGTTGCCGTTAAAAGCCATTTACATTTTCCTTATATATTCTGCTAGTTTTTTATGACCAGCATCATTGATTGCATTATATACAGTAGTTCTATCACTTTGGATAGCCTGTTTCATGTAGACTGCGATTACAGCCCTCATCCGTTCTTTGTGTGCTATAGCCTGATCTCTTATTGCTGGTGGGGCGTCATTTGATACAATCATCAACCTATCAACGCATAACTCAGCAACCTCATCAGACGTAAATCCACGGTTGTTTGTTGTCTTAACTTCTACACTTCCAACAGATATATCAAAAGGCACATAACTCATCTAGGTTCACCATCCCTGTAGCTGTCTCTCTTACCAAAAGCATCTATCACTGATAATTGCTTTAAGGAAGATTCATATCTTTCTTTATAGTCATTCATTATATCAGGCTCACCCTTCATGAATGTGTAAGCCTCTACCAGTGATCCATATAACAAAACTGTATCAGCATTATCACCCAACCAAGATGTCTGTGATGTTACTATAGACGGCGGTTGATAGTAATAATGAAGCTCAACGGTATAGTTTACATTTGGAGTTGGGCCAAAAATAAAATGACCATCTGTTGATAGTGATACATTGTCACCATCGAATTGAGCATAATAAAGAGGTTTTCCTTCAGTCGCAGTTACAGGAAAGCCTTCTCTTATAAAATTTACGTCTTTATCTAAGAGGTAGCTATATTCCGCTGTGGTGGGATCAATTATAGCCATAGAGGCAACAGCTAAAAAATCAGAGGGCCGTTGTAGATATTGATTTCCCTTAAATACTGTTCCCGTGCTATTTGCTCTGACCTCAGGTATAGTTACGGTTCTGAATATGCGCTGTTCAGCTTGCTGTACAAATGTTGGAATCAAAGAAACAAATGTTGTCTCTTCATTTTCTGTATAATTCTTTATCGCTGCTGTAAGCTCTGTATAGTTCATCACTCAGCCTCATTGTATAAGTTATCGAATATCTGCGTGACATCTAATGTATAATCTAAGTCAGATTTAGAGTAATGTATATGCTGTGAAGGCTTGAAGTCTGGTGCGCCTTCTCCCGTTTCAAACCAAGCTGGGTGAGTAACCCTTACCCTATTGTTTGGAAGAGCAATGACATTACCCGTCCAAGGACCAGCATCTAACAGTTGCATCACATGAGCCTGTTTGTGCTGTGCTGGGTCATCAGCCACATCAGTGTCTGTATAGTCCACAGTAAACATATACTTTGCGGGGAAGAAGTCACCAGCAACCTTAGCCATCCAAGGACAAGGCATAGCCCTGTCTAGGGTGTATACGGAGTGCGTGTGAGAGGGGCAGTCCCAAGGCTGTGCATCATGTACAGGCATACACTCAGGCCACTCAGAGAGCGGCTCATCGGCTACTAGGGCCGTTATGGGCATTCTCGCCCACATAGCCCCACCATGTACGTTCTCATCGTCTGTATCGTCTGCCTCACTGCCTGTGAAGAT